GATGATGAAATAATCAAAATAGATTCTCTGATTATACTTGATCGACGGATAACAGCGGGACTTAGATTACTCTGGTTTCAATTTACTTATACTGACACTATTGAAAACCGGGCCCAATATGGCACCAGTCTAGCGACCCATGATCGTCTCACTTGTCAAGTAGAACTTGTTCCGCATATAGAGCATACCAGTTCTATGACTACTGGCGGGCCAGGAGCCAACGAAACCCAATGGGAACTAGGAACCGCCCGCAATCCCCGACCAGATACGTTCAATGGTGCCGGAATTAAATGGCCACCCGGGCATCACTTGGGTTTTGCAGATTATTTGGATTATCGTGATTGGACAGGGAGCATGGGTCTTGCCGGAGCCGGATCAAAAGAAGCAATGGCCATGGATGATGTATGGGATACTTTCTATTGCTCCTATACTGTATATTCTACAGGGTCGGCTCCTACCAAAAAGGCTTCTCAGGCACCAGTAACCATTGATGTAAATTGTTATGCCACACCCGGACTTAACGGAATGCCGGGTGGTGGATCGGGGCATATGCATAATGCAAGTAAACTAGAAAACGAGCCAGGGGCTAGCCCGTTTGGACAAAAATATTATAATTTAGTATTTCCAGATGATTTTGTAAAAACCGTTGGCGATCCATTAACAGACCCTTTTCATGCACATCGAGATTATACTGACCCAAATCAAAGAATTTATGGAAACGTAAATATTTTATTTAAAATACCAAAACAAAATCCAGATAACACAAATGTTCATATAGAGTCAAAGATATTTAATTGGACGCCCAACATAAATCAATTTTTTCCGGGTATTAATTTTCCAGAATTTACAGGAAAGCCCGCCCCGGCAATCACTTTTGATTTGGGCGATTCTAAATTTACTTTTGAAGAGAATAAAGATCTATCAATTACAATTGAAAATTATGGTGTTGTCCTCGGGGGTGGCGGGTCTGGTGGACTGGGAGATCGCATACAAAGTTTTGTTGTTTCGGATGCCGACACAGAACAAGTCAAACAACAATTTAGAACGTATGGAGGAGGAGGTGGAGGCAGCGGTGGCGGATCTGGACCCTTCCCGGACAATCCTCCCAATCCCGGAATTGGATTTTTTGAAGACTACGGCCATGCCCAGGGGGTTGGTATGGGAGGATCGGGTTGGGCTCAACTGCCTAGTGTGAGTGGTTTTGAAAATCTTAATGGAATAGTAGAAGCACAGAAAGGAAAAAATGGAAACGATATTGTTTCTGACATGAATAATCGACTAAAATGTTTTCAGATTGCCTCTGGCGGCGGCGCTGCACCAAATAAGGCTGATTGGAGCTATTATGCCAGACATAATGAACCCAACGAAGGGGGAGATGGAGGAGATGCAATTTATATTAATCATGGAACCGTCACGCCTGTTGTATATATAGTAAACAAAAGAGATTCTGGTGCTGCTCTTGCCGAAGATGGGGTGTTTGTGTCTGGTGGTGGGGGCGGAGGGGGTGGAAAGGGATATTATAATTTCGGTACAAGCACACACGCAAAGGGAGCAGATGGGGCTGGTGTCGGGATTCATGGGAATCCCACCCAGGGTTCCCCGGGTTCGAGCCAGACATCTATTCAGAATGAGCCTGTACAATACGAGGGAGGAGATGCCGGATACCTTGTCGGAGGAAAAGCCGCAGGACTCTATCCCGGCCGAGTTCGTATTACAAATGAATCAAGGTTAGTTGTGAGAGGAAAACATCCCTCTGCTCCTGTAGTTAAAGGAACAATAGGATTTGCTCTTGCTGTGGGGACATCTGCTGATTATGAGTAATATTAACAAAACACTATACATATATGACAAAGGGTCTGGAATTATTTCATATACGATCAATAGCCCAACGTCAAAACAAATTTCCAATTTAAAAAACAAAGGCACTTCTATATATCTTGGTGATTATGGTAAGACCATTCTTGATAACTATGTTACTTTGGATGCAAATACCGCAGAACCAAATGGCATTGCGCGCATACAGAAATTGAATGCCAATCTTGTATTTAGCGACACCAAAATAGTCGGAAATGGATCGCATTCAATTTCTGTTTCTGGATTTCCTTTTCTTTCGGCGGTGATTATTCAGAGCAAAGACAAGGTGCCTCCATTTATACCAATGAATGCAAATGACTCAATAGAATTTTCTGCAAGTGATTTTTCTAAAAATTCTAATGAAAATAAACTTACATTTTCTGTAGTCAAGTATGGACATTTAACTGAAACCATTTCTGTTCCAATCATAGAAGATCCTAATAGTTAATAAACACAAAAAGGATATGTACACATGAAATTTAAATTTACAAAAGACAATTCTGAAACGGCATATACAAAAGAGATGAAGCAAAAAGAAAAAGAATTGATAGAGGTAAGACGAGAGTTGAGAAAAAAAAATTCAGAAATTGCTGTGCTAAAAGACCGAAAAAACAGGTTTGACCATGATCGAAAGGCGGCTTATCCGAATCTGGGAGAACAGTTAGATATGTTATGGCATGACATTGATTCTGGAGTTATACCAATAGATAAACAAAATTCTAATTCTTGGTATCAAAAAATCAAAGCAGCAAAAAAACAAGTTCCAAATCCCAAAGACAGAAAAACAGAACAGTCCACCGGGATGCAGGCGGGCGACCGTCCCAACTACGGAACTCCTCAGTACATAAGGATGCATAGAAAAGAAAACAAAACTCAATCTCGGGACACGGCAAATACCTAAATAATATAAGGAGAATCTGTATCATATGGCCAACAGAACCAGAAATATTACAATAGACCAGGGGACGGATTATACAGAAACCTTTACTGTTTATGAAAAGCCGCCTCTCACAACCAAAATGACTTTAAGCGCATTTTGGTATGCAAATGCCCAGATAAGACAGAGTAGTACACATAAAGATTCTATTCTTACGTTTGGAACTGTAGTAAATGATACTAACAAAACTGTCACATTAACCGCAAATAATTTAGTGACATCAAAAGTAAAAGAGGGCCGATACCTTTATGAAATTGTTTTGGTAAAAACCACTCTTGACCCAGATCAAAAGATAAGAATACAAGAAGGAATTGCAACCATAGCTCCATCGGTTGAATTTGGTTCTATGTATACCACAAATTCTACAGGTGGCGATGGATCTTCTGGCTATACCTAAAGAACAAGGAGATTTTAAATAAAATGGCTAGACCAGAAAACAGAGAAGAATTTAAAGACTATTGTCTAAGGAAATTAGGACATCCTGTTATTGAAATCAATATAGATGAGTTTCAAATAGAAGATCGGGTTGATGATGCCATACGATTCTGGCAGGAGTATCACTTTGATGGCACAGAAATGATTTATTATTCCCATAAGGTCACTCAGACCGATATTGATAATAAATATCTCACCCTCGGAACAGCCGAAGCAGCCTCGATTCTTGGTATAAGTAGGATGGTAAATTTGTCTAGTAGATCAAGCGGAATGTTCTCTGTGAAATATCAATTACTCTTGAATGACTGGGCAACATATAGCACCAAGGGCACACGGGAGATGCAGAACTATTGGATGAAGATGTCTCATCTTGCAATGATTGACCAACTTATCAATGCTCTAAATAATGTTCGGTTCAATAGAAAGACAAACAAGATTTATCTTGAAATGGAATGGGGAACGGAAGTCAAGAAGGATGATTTTATTGTATTTGAAACATATCAATCAGTCGATGGTACATCTTATTCAGAAGTATGGAATGATTCCTTTCTAAAAAATTATGCCACGGCACTCATCAAAGAACAATGGGGAACAAACCTTAGCAAATTTGAAGGTGTTCAACTACCCGGCGGTGTTACCCTCAACGGAAGAGCAATTCTTGAAGATGCCAGAACAGAATTACAAACTCTTCGAGAACAAATGTCTCTTTCATTCGAGCTTCCTATTGATTTTACTGTGGGGTAGCCTAGACACCAATGCCGACAAATATATACTTCAACAATTTTGAAAATAAATCCGAACAAAATCTTGTCCATGACCTAATCATCGAAAGTATAAAGATGTATGGCATGGATGTTTATTGGATGCCTCGTAAATCTACTGCCACCTCCGATGCAATATTTGGAGAAGACACCCTTGAAAGTTATGCCCAGGCATTTCTTTTAGAAATGTATATCAAGAATGTAGAAGGATTTGAAGGAGAGGGAGAATTTCTTTCTCGGTTTGGCTTAGATATTCGCGATCAAATTACATTTACTACTTCAATTAGACGATTTGAATTGATAGACCCTGCCGAAGTCGATCCTGTTTCCTCTAATCCTGTTCCATATGTCCGGCCGAGAGAAGGCGACCTAATCTATTTTCCCCTCAATGGAAAACTATTTCAAATACAATTTGTCGAACACGAATCTCTTTTCTATACCTCGGGAACTCTTCCTGTCTATGACCTTCGATGTGAGTTGTTTGTATATAACAATCAATCCATCACAACCGGGATTGAAGAAATTGATGCCATTGCGACTGCATATGCATACGGGAATACTATGTTGGGAACAGCCAGTACCACAACAGACAATGAGGCAATTGAAGCCAGAGCAAATACAATTCTTGATTTCTCCGAAACCAATCCATTTGGGAATTTTTAAACTACCATGCTTGCAAATACATTTTCACACGGGCTAATACGAGACTATGTTATTTCCTTTGGAACTCTGTTCAATAACATAAAAATCAATCGAAGGGCATCTAGTGGCGAATCTGCTTCGACCATTGCCGTTCCTTTGTTATATGCACCCCAACAAAGATACATTGCCAGAATCAATGATGATCTTAACTTGGACAAGCCTGTTGCAATCACCCTTCCAAGGATGTCATTTGAGATGACAGGAATGACATATGCATCCGAACGCAAGTTAAATACAGTACACAAATTATACAAAACCAAGACAACGGCAAACACACAATTATATTCTTCTTATGCTCCAGTCCCCTATGATTTTTCATTTCAGTTGAGCATATATACAACAAATATTGAAGACGGAACACACATCATTGAACAGATACTTCCTTATTTTACTCCAGAGTTTACGGTCACGTTAAAAAGTGTAAGTAACTTGGAGTTGAATTTAGACCTTCCGGTTATATTGACTTCGGTGGCCTCAGAAGATACCTATGAAGGCGGGTTTGATGATCGGCGTCTGGTCACATGGACTCTTGATTTCACCTTAAAGGGAAATTTGCTCGGATATGTGAAAGATGTTGGCATTATCAACAAGGCATACATTAATTTTCATTCTACCACAAATACCTTGGCGGCGAATTCATATGACCAAACGATCATTAATCCAGCCATGTTTGCAAATGGAATGCCCATTACAACAGCAACGAACGCCATATTGAGTGTTGAGCCCGATCAAATTCCAGCCAATAGCAACTTTGGCATATCAACAAACATAATCAACTTTTTAGGTGACTAAAACAATGAATGATGATAATGAAAATGCAATTGAAGGTGTTGTTCTTTCTTCTAAAGAAATAACAGCCACCGATAATAACGAGGAACGTCTTGCTCATCAAGACCAAGACTATGAGTACATCCGAAACAACCTGAAGGACATCATAGGGAAAGGTTCTGATGCCCTTGATGGAATTCTTGAGCTTGCACGGGATTCCGATCACCCCCGCGCCTGGGAAGTGGTCGGACAAATCATGCGACAACTCTCCGAAACAAATAAAGATCTAATTGAACTCCAAAAGGACATGAAGAAAATTAAGGACGAAGAAGGTGCCAAGAAGGTCACACAGAATGCAATCTTTGTCGGCTCGACAAACGAACTCCAGAAGTTCCTTCGGGGTCAGGGTCATGTCAGTCAGAAACTAAAAGACTCAACAAAGAGAAAGAACTCCGATGGGCAATAACTCATATCTAGGCAACCCGCTCCTAAAACCAGCCGGGGTTCCTCATGACTACTCCGAAGAGGAACTTTCCGAGTATATCAAATGCTCCAAGAAGCCTCAGTATTTTATTGAAAATTATATCAAGGTGATTCATGTGGACGAAGGGCTGATTCCCTTCAAGCTATACAAGTTTCAAAAGCAGATGGTCAAGACGATTCATAACAATCGGTTTTCCATTTTCTGTACGCCGAGACAGGTCGGCAAGTCAACCACAGTCGTTGCCTATTTTCTTTGGTATATCCTGTTCAACGAATCAGTCAACATTGCCATCCTGGCCAACAAGGGCTCACTTGCACGGGACATCCTGGGCAGACTACAACTTGCATACGAGAATCTTCCAGATTTCTTGCAACAAGGAGTGCTGATATGGAACAAGGGCAACCTCGAAATTGAAAATGGTTCCAAGGTGGTTGCTGCATCCACTTCCAGTTCGGCAATCCGTGGTGGTTCCTATAACATGATTCTCCTTGACGAGTTTGCATTTGTGCCGCCAAACATTGCAGACGAATTTATGTCCTCTGTCTATCCTACAATTTCTTCGGGTACGTCCACAAAGATTGTGGTAGTTTCCACTCCGAATGGACTGAATCATTTCTATAAGATGTGGGAGGATGCAAAAGAAAAGCGAAACAATTATATTCCCCTTGAGGTTCATTGGACAGATGTGCCCGGAAGGAACAACCTATGGAAAACTGAAACAATCCGAAACATTGGAAAGGAACGTTGGGCCCAGGAGTTTGAAGGAGAATTCGTTGGCGGCCTGAACACACTCATTTCTGGAAGTGCCCTGAAGAACATGGTGTTCAAAAATCCGATAGAGAAAAATAATGGACTTGATATATATGAACTTCCAAAGGAAGACCACTTATATATGATGATGGTCGATGTATCGCTCGGAGAGGATCTTGATTATTCTGCATTTTCGGTCATTGATGCAACAGAAATCCCATACAAACAGGTTGCCAAGTATCGCAACGCATCTATTACCCCGCTGATATATCCTAATGTCATCGCATCGGTTGCCGAGAAATACAATCAGGCATATGTCCTTGTAGAAATCAATGGGATTGGCAAACAGGTTGCCGATATTCTTCATCATGAAGTCGAATATGAAAATTTGGTGATGATTTCCACCCGGGGCCGAGCAGGACAGGTGTTTGATTCTGGGTTTGGTAAAGGAACTTCGGACTTGGGGCTTACCATGTCCAAGAAAGTCAAACAGATTGGGTGTTCCATGCTCAAAAGTCTGATTGAAGAAACCAAATTGATTGTAAATGACTTTGATACCATTGCAGAGTTGAGTTCGTTCGTTTCAAAGGCAGGATCATATGAGGCGGATACAGGGAATCATGATGACCTTGTGATGACTCTTTTGTTGTTTGCATGGTTGACTTCACAGCCACACTTTAGAGACATTACGGACCTTGACATCCGAAAACGACTCTTAGAAGAGAAAATGAAATTGCTTGAAGATGATATTTTGCCGTTCGGATTTGTGGATGCCGGGATGAACAGAGAGGAAGAGTCATTCGTGGACTCGGAAGGACAGGTATGGTTTAGCGTTCCTAATTGAAGATCTCCTTTTTTATAAATATTCGAGAATAAGTTTATGGTTTGCCATATCCATTTAAGGAGATAACAAATGTCATTTCAAGTTTCCCCCGGTGTAAATGTATCAGAAATTGATGTGAGTACCGTAATCCCTGCCGTATCAACATCTATTGGTGGATTTGCAGGACGGTTTCAATGGGGCCCGGTCAATCTTCCGGTCCTAATCAGCAATCACGATGCTCTGGTTTCTACATTCGGAAAGCCAAACAATAATACCGCAATAGACTTTTACTCTGCTGCGAACTTTCTCGATTACTCTAGCGCAATGCACGTTGTTCGGGCAGCAAATACTTTGGCCACTGCCGGGGTGGGCGACAGGAATGCCTCTGCAAATCTCGGGGTCTCTGGTCCCAATCCAATTCTCATTAAGGATGACAACCATTATTTCGATGTGTATCATAGTCTGGACGATATGTTCTATGCCAAGTACCCCGGAGCAATGGGAAACGTTCTACAGGTAGAACTGTGTGATAACCCCGTTGCCTTTGAAAATTGGAAAGGAAACACATTGTTCGGAAGTGCCCCAGGAAACTCTGCATATGCAGCAGCCCGTGGCGGAGCCAATGACGAGCTTCACTTTCTTGTCAAGGACGGTTCGGTCCTCGGAGACTTCTCTGGAACGGCAAATGCAGTTCTTGAGGCATGGTCGTATCTTTCAAAGGGAGCCGACGCCAAGAACTCTGCGGGTGATTCGATTTATTGGAAGGATGTTATCAATCGCTCGTCCAAGTATATCCGTCTTGGAGCGAAGCCAGACTCAACATATGGTTCCGATGTAAGTGGAAAAACCTTTGACAGTGCATCAGATACTGTTGTTTCAGTCCAACTCGGTGGTGGTGTGTCCGGGGAGACTTCGGACGCAACGATCATTGATGCATATGACACGCTCAAGGATTCCGAGCGATATGATGTATCTCTCATTATCACAGGGGACCACTCTACAGTCGTCAAGAAGCACGTTGTACAGAGCCTTGCCGAATACAGGAAAGATTGTGTTGCATTTGTTTCGCCAGACAAGACTGATGTGGTCAACGTTGCATCGGATTCAACCCGTCTGACCAATATCACAACACACGCACAGGAAGACTTGAATCTGAATTCTTCGTATGCATTCATGGATAGTGGATGGAAGTATCAGTATGACAAGCATAATGATCTATTCCGTTGGATGCCTCTGAATCCTGACATGGCAGGACTATGTGCCAGAACAGATGCAGATCGACAGCCTTGGTTCAGCCCTGCGGGATATTCCCGAGGACAGGTCAAGAACCTTGTTCGACTAGCATGGAACCCAGATAAGGCAAATCGAGATCAACTCTATATGCGAAGCATCAATCCGGTGGTGAATTTCTTGGGTCAAGGGACAGTTCTCTTCGGAGACAAGACTCTCTTGTCGCGTGCAGGAGCCTTTGACCGAATCAATGTCCGACGATTGTTCAT